CCTTCGGGCTCAACCTTATAAATCCTTTTTAGAAAAATTTGGAGGTGTTTTCAATGGACATTCTGCTTGGGTTGGGCGCTCTCGCGGTGCTCTTCTATCTTTGGTCATTTCTGGAGACGGATACTGACCGTAAACTGCGCGATGAAAAGGATAAAATCTTCGCGAAATATATTGGACGATAAAGAAAGGACGATAAATATGAAACTCGATACACGAGCACTTTCCAACGGTGTAAACCTCATTACTCCGGAAGGATATCAGTCTCTGATGTTCATCTACGGAAAGAATGAAGCTAAAGTTGTACAGTCGGGCACAATTGATTACCCGAAGGTTATCAGCTTTATCACTCTTCTTCTTAAGAGAATTCAGAAGACTCACCCCGGAGTACTTGCTCACGTAAATAGCATTATGGAGAAACCTCCTATTCCTGAGAAAGACGAGCAAGTTATTCAGGCGGCTATTGATGAGATTAAATCGGCGCGCCCTCGTCTTCCTAAGAAGGGAGGCAAGAAGAATGTGTCCACACCTGGAAACGGAAATCCTCCTACAGCAGCCTGACTATGTACCCGAAATTCATGAGTGGGTTAAGTCGGAGTTGACATGCTGTTCAAAATGCGGTATAATACTGAAAGAGAAATGGTACTCATCTGCCGATGGTGTTAACTATAAACTCATGAGGACAAAATGATGTACGAGACGACTAGAGATAAAAATCGACATCGTGTTCCGAAAAAAGAACAGATGTCATATAAAATTAAGTCGTACTCAACTGATATTTCTTTTTGTACGGCATATGAATGCCGAGATACTGAATGTTCCCGCAACGTTAGAAGTATTTGCTATAGAGCGATGTTGAAATACGAAGATGGATATCACTCAGTATCTGACTTCGGACCGCGTTGCTCAGACTATAAAGGAGTAAAGTTTTAACATGGAAAAACCGCAGAATCAGAAAGAATGGGATGAGCTTTACGTAAAAGCTTGGGGCGACCTTACTCGACTCATGCGTGATGCCATGCAGATGAAGGTGACAAAGACGGAAGATATTCCGTTCGCGCGCCTCACTAATCTCTGTGATGAGATTAACAAATTTACGCGCAATCTCGCATTTCATCTTGGCAAGGGTATCGGAGAGAAAGAGTCTCTTACGAATATCACGGAAGAAATTCGGGACCTTGAAGATACCAAACTGTCTCTTCAGCAGCAAGTCGCCGACCTTCTTATGAAGAAGAACAAAGAGGAGTCTTCTCTTAAGAGCAAGGTTAATCCGCGTGCACCTCAGTACGATAGGTTTCAATTTCCTACAGATGAGGAGCTTCTCAACCAAGTAATTCGTAGGAACAATCCCATCTTTCGGTTGTAATTAATAATAATTACAAAATAAACGCTTGAAAAAATGGGGAGGACTTCAGTCCTATTATTAGAAAAAGGGGTAATAATGGACGTAGAGAAGGCCCGGACGGGAATTCTTCGGGTCAGTTAAACCTTCAAGGAGATAGGAATGACTGTTAGAATTAACGGAAAACGCCGCTCCCTTAATCGAGTTATCGGATTAGGAATTGTTATTCTTATACTCGGTTTAGTGTATCACGTATGTACCCTTCACGCAGAAAAAAGTGAAGCAGTACAGACCGTACAGACTCTAAAACAAGAGACAAATACTCTTAAGGAAGAAAAGTCTTCCATCGTAGAAGAAAAGACTCAAGTAGAGAATGAGCTAGAGTTTGTACGAGAAGAAAATCAGAGGCTTCAAGAAGAAGTCTCGCGCCGCGCATCACGAGAATTTAACGTCGTAGTAACTGGCTACGACCTTTCAGTCCAGTCTTGCGGCAAATATCCTGGAACTCCGGGTTATGGTATCACGGCTTCAGGAGTAAGCCTCGTCGGACACTCGTTAGAAAGTGCCCACGCTATCGCCGTGGACCCAAGGATGATTCCATTGGGTTCTAAAGTTAGGTTGCGTTTCAACGACCCCGAATGGCAGCATCTTAACGGCATTTATACTGCTGTTGATACTGGCGGGGCGATAAACGGCAATCGTATTGATTTGTTTTTCGGAGACTCTGGTAACAGTGTCTCTCAGGAAGCTCTTCGTTTTGGGAGACGAGGGGCAAAAGCCGTTGTTTTGTAACAATGACTAAAACAAGGGGAAAATATGTAGAGAGGAGGTTGCGAAAAATGGCCGAGAAACTTTTTAATCGCTTACCTGTACCATTCTTCTTTAAACAAGTTTTGTTTGGACAGACGCGTCGCTTCGGGGATAAGTCCCGGCAATTGTATTTCCGCGCCCTCGTCTTCTTTAGTGTTGCGGGGACACTATTTTTGAGCGTGTTAAACACGCCCATCGCATTCGCGTATGCTTTGATTTCATGCTATCTCATGTATGTGGAATACATGATGGCAGAGAAACAAGGTGAACGAAAGTACTACTCAAAGTATTTTAAGCTGTCATGAGGATTAATCAATGAGACTATTCCAATTCCTTTACCCAGATGGTAACGAAGTCTTAACACTTCATTCTCCAGTTATTTCACGCAGGGTGAATGGAGTGTCAGTCGGCGCCAAAATGAAATACGTCGACGTCGTTAATGGAGAAATTCATCAATCTAAGGACAAAGATGATTCTTACGCGGTCATCATGTTTCCTGAGCCTGTCGATATTGACTCTAGTAAGGAAAGAAAAGAAATCGAGAGGCTCGCGAATAAATTCGGACTCTCTCTAGATAATATGATGTATCTTAATAAATATAAGACTATTATCGTTGAGAAGTGTTCCGAGATTCATATTCGCAATGAGTTCGATGAATATCGTATCTTCTATTCTCAAAACTCAGGTTATCAATTCTGCCTTTGTGTACGCAGAATTGAACCTACAGAAGAAGAACTTGAAAAGCGCGCACCCTCCGGACTCGGCGCAAAAGGATTAGCCTTCGCAAATAGACTTGGTGGAGAAGGAAAAGACAAATTCAAGGATTTCTTCGAACGTAACCTTTGTGATAAAGAACAAGAAGCATGCATTCACCTTAGATTCCCAGTCGAGGCTGACGGATTTATCGAATTCGTAAACTACGCTCTCCTATGTCCTTTTAAAATGGAGATACGAGATAAGGTTTATGGGAGGATATATATAAAGAAAACAACGGATGAATCTCTCGTGTTTAGAGAGGAATTGTTTGACCATCCGATACTGTTCATTTAGGAGAGTACAAAAAATGAGTAATGAAGACTTAGTCAACGTTTGCTGGAACGCATTTCTCGCGGCCGCGATGTTAACCTCATTATACGTGTTTTTGACTTTAGGTCAATAAGGGTATTGACAAACTCTTAAGAGTATGATATAATGAGCCCAAAAGATTAAACGGAGGGATATATTATGGAGAATGCGAAGGTATCCAATCAGAAAATTAGTCTTCATCGTGCACTCGCGATGAGAAAGATGACGAAAAAACGTCTTTTGGACGCGATTGATAATATGAAATTCGTCTCACTCGCAACAGGTACGAGTAAGAAGACACGCGACGGTGAAATTATCGAAGAGTTTGAATCGAACGCAAAAGCTGCTTATCAGCGTATTGTTGCGCTTGTATCAAACTATGGTAAACTTTCGCGCCGCATCGCGTTAGCTAACGTAGGAGAAGCTACCGATATTATCGGTGGAGAACCTACAGTATCTGACGTTATGGTTCAACAGCAGAGAGACAAATTTTCCGAGAGGATTCTTGAAGTATTTAAAAATCAGTATTCCTCCGCAAAGAGAGAAATAGATTATTCTAACGAATCTCTTTCTGAGCGTCTGGATAAGTTCCTGGCGTCAATGGCTGGCGGCGAGAAGAACAAACTCTTTCCTAAGGAAGTAGAAGAACTTACAGAGACCTTCCGCCGCCAGAATGAACTTCGTCTTGTTGACCCTCTCAAGCTTATCACACTGATTCCTGAAGCAGAGAAGAAACTTGAGGAGTCCAAAGCAGAAGTTGATTCTCTTCTCGACGAGCTTAACGCTCGCATTGTTATCGAAATTGATTTGAACGAAGTATAAGAGTTAAGAGGTGCAGGGCTAGGAGGTCTCTTTGAGAAAGTCGTTTAGACTTCTCGGAGGCCTTCGGCCTCAACCTTATAAATCCTTTTTTAAGTTATTTTAAAGAGGCCCAGATTGCGACCTGTTGCTAACCCCAATAGGTTATTTACATAAGGGTGAAAACCCTTGATACTGTAGTGGAAATCATAAACAAGAAGAGTTCTGAATCGCTTGAGCAGAATTAAAACAAAAAGACAAGCATTATTACATCTATTATAACAGATGGTTAAAATAAGATCGGCGGGAGGCCCATCATTCGATGAGGCTCTTCTATAACGTTAAACGGTGAAAGCTGAACGAAAAAAGATAAAAGCTTGTTAAGAGGGAGCAGGTTTAAATACGCGACCGAATGAACGATTAACGTTAAATGCTGAAAGTTTGTTCAAATCCAGGATGTTAGTTATAAGTATTCTTCTTAACTTTTGGTTATCTACCTGGCAACTATGGTATCATTTCTTATGGGGTCGAACTAGATTCGACGGGGTTTTAAAGATTAAATAAGCGAGTCGGCCGGCAAGCCGTTAATCTGTCAAACTAAACATAACCGCAGAAGATTACCTTCTTGCCGCCTGAGCTGCGTGGAACTGACTCTCGATTCTAAGTGTTCGGTAGAGAGTCTTAAAAAGAACGCAAACTTCTACTAAATGGTCACTATAGGTAGAAGTGAATGAGTGGCGCGCAACATATTGTTTTCGTTAACTCAAAAATATGTTGTCTAAGAACAGAGTTAACTACACTCGTAGAAAATTTAATTGGAGAAATTTCGGACGCGGAGGGCAGTACTCCGCCGACTCCACCATCGGGTTGAGAAGGTTAACGTCTTCAAGACCCGACACTTCTTTTCATGCCGCCGCGCCGGGCGGTTGTTAATACGGCGCACCTCCTTTCTAGTCCTACCGGCTAATATGCTGGATAGGCAGGGTCGAGCGACGACCCATACGTTGGTCCATGAGACTGACAAGCTGAGTTGTATAACGAAGCAGTCGCAAAGCCTCCTACAGACTCTTCGGTTTGGATTGCGTCCTCATCGAAGAGTCCTTATGCCGATAATGGAAGGCGCGCAAGCGCGAGGTTCGACTCCTCAAATTGGCAGTATCAAGGGCAGAGAGTTCGCGTCCACGCCCTGCAGATGCCTTCAGCATATTAGTAAAGGATACGCGAAGAGAGTCTGGTCATCAGGCTATGGACGAAAAGTTTTTATATCTAGGGCAGCCAACGGCTAAAGCACGACAAGAAACAGTCGGAATAAGCCCGGTTGAGGTCGAATCTCAGCAGAGTAGGTCATGGAGACAGACGGTGTTTGCCAGAAGTCGGGCGCCTACTAATTTATATTTATTAATTAGAAAAGTCTGAAAAGACGCCAGTGTGAATCTGGCAAACATAAGCGCGACATCTTCGATTCAATAGAGATACTTATTTACTAAGGCAGGAAAAACAGTGCCTGTCGAGTAGGCAGGATAAACAGTTCCTGTCTTGATAAATAAGTATCGCGAGGAAGATTGCCGCGCTTATTTTTGTTGTCTAAAATCTTGACGAGCTAGTCAAGTCGTGATATAATGGAGGAGAAAATAATGAAATCTCTCTACACGTACTACAGAGAAGAGACGAGAGAAGAACATCCCTTATACGCGAAGGAAATTGCGGAAGCGTTTTACGTAACAGTATCTTAAAGAGACTAATATTTTGGCTTCTCGATTTCTCAGAGAGAGCTCTTGGTCTTTCTCCTATATACTATTTAAACAGACATGGTCTTAGTAGGGTATATACGGACGATGTCGCGGACAAAGCTCTCGCGATTTTATTCTCGGAAGGCGGCGAAATCGAAACAGAAGATAAAACTTGGAAATATCGTCTAGTTCTATCGAAAGAAGAATCTTGGCGTAAATATCTTGAGGCTAAACAAAGAATTAAGGAGTAAGTATCATGCTTATCACGCTGACGGGACCCAGTGGAAGTGGAAAGACAAGTATCCTTAGAGCAATGTGTAAGAAAGGACGCGCGACTCGAATCGTTACGTACACTACAAGAGAGAAACGTAAGAGAGAAGTTGAAGAAACAGATTATCATTTCGTAGAAGGAGAACCGGACAAACGTAAGGTTGTAGCGTTCACATCTTTCGCCGGAAACTTCTATTGGATAGACAAAAAAGAGTGTACGAAAGCCGTAAAAAGCGAAGGATATTACATCGTAGTAGTAGACCATATTGGAGCTAAAGCTCTTAAAGAGACATACGGAGATAGAGTCTTTAACATCTTCGTAACGGTACCGGAAGAAGAAGCAGAAAATAGGATGATTAAGCGCGATGGAGAGAAGAAAACTCTTATTCGCGTGAATCATCCCGACGATGCGGCGTTACGTGATAGTGTGGAAACTTATGCGTATGACATTAAAGGGGATTTCTCCAATACGAAGCCAAAAGATACGGCGGAGGCTATCTTCGCTAGTGTAGAAGAACTTAGAATTATTCGGAAGGAAGCGAAGAAATGATTTGGGCGTTCGACTTGTATTCCAAGTTTATAAATAAGATTTGGAGTTGGGTCGAGCGCCTTTTATATTGGCGACCGGCCCCAAAAAAGAGAACCTATAAAAGGGTACCTCCTCAGTTAGATTTTGAAGCTCCCTTCGGTATGAGAAATTTCAGAACCATTTCAACTAATCTTGGAGAAAATGAATACGAATATCAGTATGAGCTCTTCTCAATGCAGAATAGATTAAACGCGAATAAACTTTCTTCTGATGAAGCAGAGCTCCTTTATATGTGTCGTAGGATAGAGAAAGTAGAGGACTATGTACAACTTGTTTTCATGTTCTTTAGAGAGAGAAGTATGAAACGGTGTAGACGCTTCTTTAAAGAGAAAGAATATAAACACATAGATGGCAGGTTCGTGAACATAACTGAGTTCCTTCTTCATAATCTTGGTGCTTTCGATACCTTCCAGAAGCACACTCTTTGTATGATAGATTATAATTATCTAGAGAGAAGAATCTATACCCCGGAAGAAGAAACTTTATTTCAAGAATTGCGGCGCCATTCTTCTCGGCCTAGAGAGATAATTAACATTCTAAATGATTACTATATCGCGAATAGAGGATGGTACTATCATATCACTCCGCTGCAAATTACTACACAAGAAATGATGGATAGGGTAAGAGCAAACTACATCAGACAAGTTGGACAACGTTCTCAACCAATAAGAGAGAACACTATGAAAATAAACACGCCGAAAGTTATAAACCTGAATGACATCGTTAAAAGATTAGACGAGATAGAAAAGTTTATCGGTCTTAAAAGACAAATAGATGAAGTAAATAAAGAAAACGGAGAGATAATTCTCGACTAAGAATATAAAGAAAGGATTGAACTCATGATACAAACGAGAATCGCGTTTACGGGCGCGGGCGGAACAGGAAAAGGTACAATCCTTTCTCTTGTTAGAGAACAAATGCCGCATATTATTCCGATTCATTCTCCTATAGAAACACTTACAAAATCTTATCTCGGAGAACGAAAGAGCTACCTGGATGGTAACGAAGTTGAACTTAGAACAAAACAATGGATGGGATTGAGTGCCCAGTATTGGACCGAAAGAACTCTCGATAACGTGGAAAAATCCTTCATAAGCGAACGCTCTTGTATGGATTATCTAGCTTACTGGAATCAACAGTTGCCGTTTAATGAAGCTTATCGTTCTTTCGCAATAGAAGGATGTTATAATTACGATATCGTATTCTATTTCCCCTGTGACTTTAAGAATACGCAGGAAGAAATCGCGGCGCATACCTGGAAAGAACGAGACTTCGAGAAACGGAAGAAGACTGATGAGACTATTTCTTCTCTTTGGAAAGAATTCCAAGAGAAAGAAAATCGGTCGGGCTTCATCCAGTTTATTAAACTCTTTGGTTCAGAACACAACAAGGCGAATATCGTTATTAGGGAGATAAAAAGAATGGAGGAGAGGATTCGTGTTTAACTGGTTGCCTTGGCAAATTAAACTTCTTCTTTGTTATGGAGTTGTTTGTTTATTATTCCTATTAAGAGGAATTGAATTTGATTTTATTAACAGTGTTCTTGTTATGAACTTCGTCATCGGATTAATCGTTCTCATTCGCCTTGATGATATTGAAGGGAAGAATAAGAAATGATTTGTCCTATCTGTGGAAAAGGTGAAATTAAACTTAATCTTCCAATTAGTTTAGATTTTGATACAGATGAATCGGGCGTGCCCGATTCCGTTGCTCAGCGTCTTATTCGAATTAAAGATTGGGACCCTAAAGGAGAATCCACCTGGTACTGTTGTGGAGGATGCTGGACAGAAGGTAAGGTCGAACCTAAAGATGGCAATTGGACGAAAGGTGCCGTTCTCCTTGACAAAGATGGGAGATATCTTTAATGGGCTATCGTTCAGATGTATACATCGCAATGACGAAAACTCGTTATAAAGATATGATAGCAGAAGCTTTGTGTTCTAAGGAAGATGACCTTGAAAAATTATTCATCTATCCTGATAAAATACATTATGATGATTATTCAAATATAATAGCTTTTGAAATATATGACGTTAAATGGTATAATGAATATTCAGAAGTTAATTTTGTTGAGAACTTTGTTTTTAATTCAGAAGATGGATACAGCTTCGTTCGTATAGGAGAAGAATTCGAAGATGTTGACCATCAGAGTGATGGAGGATACTACGAAGAAGATAAATGGTATAGCGTATTTAACATTTATCATAAGGTAGAGGTTGACTTGACATGAATATACAAGAAGAATTGATATACATAGAACAGGATTATACAAATCCTTTTGTGCGCGCAACTGCTTTTGCCAAGATAGTCTCTTATTTGGAAGAGAAACTCGGAAAAGATTCTGCTCTTGCTCACGATATTCTTGCAAGAATGCATTTTAAGAAAAGCGGCGAACACTATTTTCTTCTTGAGTATACTAAAGAGGGCTTAGAGTTCTCTTATAATAGAGATGTAACTTCTAAAGAGCTTGGAAAAATGGTGGAGCTTTTACAGGGCATGAAAGAGAATCGCGAGGAAGAAGAGCGCAAAACTGAAGAGTTACAACAAAAAGTTTACTCTTTTAATTCAGCTTGTTAAATAACTTCAAGGAGCCCTTCGGGCTCAACCTTATAAATCCTTTTTAGAGATTTTTAGAAAGGACGAATAAACTTGAAAGAACTTAAGTCATACAACGTCCCAGTTGAGTGGGTTAGTTATGGTACAGTTCGCGTACAGGCATACAGTCCGCGTCATGCATTTAATATTGTATACAAGAATGAACACTGTCTCGATATTCCAGATGATGAAGCTCCAGGAGACATTCGTACGTGTACTGATTTACCCACAATAAAACGTAGCGAAGGGCCGGCAGAGTCAGACAAAATTGGATTCATCGACGAATGGATGTTGATTGACCCAGAAGGGGTTGTAGAAGTAGGAGAGGATGACTAACAATGGCACTCGTACCAATGGTTATAGAGCGTGAGGGTAATTCCGAGCGCGCAATGGATTTGAATTCTCGTCTCATGAAGGACAGGATTATTATGTGTACTGGTCCTGTCGAACCGGTAATGGCGAATATCATTAAGGGGCAGCTTCTGTTCCTTGAGAGCGAGAATCCGACAGCCGACATCACGATGTATATTGACTCTCCAGGAGGAGAAGTCGCGACCGGTATGGGCATCTACGATACCATGCAGTATATCAAGCCGGATGTTCGTACAGTATGTATCGGTCTTGCGGCCTCCATGGGCTCAGTAATTCTGATGGGCGGAGCGCCCGGAAAGCGTTATGCTTTGCCCCATTCTGAAATCATGATTCATCAGCCGTCTGCTGGTACTCAGGGTAAGGTCTCTGATATGGAGCGCGCCTTTGAACAGAGTAAACGTATCAAGGCAATGCTCCATGAGATTTACGTGAAGCATACTGGACAGAGTCTGGAGAAAATCGCGGCTGACATGGACCGTGATTATTGGCTTATGGCTGATGAAGCAAAAGAATATGGACTTATTGATGAAGTTCTTATGAGTCGGGAGGATGTTTAATGGCAGAGAATAAGAAACCGGCGGTCTGTGCATTCTGCGGCAATATCGTAGAGAATTATTCTGTTCAGGGTAAAGACGGAATTCTTATCTGTGATAAGTGTATTGACGCAGTCGCGGATATGAAAGAGAATATCGACGCACAGATTCGTTCAGCAAGAGAGATTCCTCAGAATGTTTCGGCGGCGACTGCTCAACTTATCGAAGAGGAAGAAAAAGAGGCAGAGAAGCTCGTTAAGAGCAAGCTCCCTTCTCCTTCTAAGATTAAAGCTCATCTTGACCAGTATATCATTGGTCAGGAGCAGGCGAAGAAGATTCTTTCTGTCGCGGTCTATAACCACTATAAGATGATTTCTCTGAAGAAGTCGGGTAAGAAACTCCCTGTTGAGCTTTCGAAGTCCAACGTTCTTCTTCTTGGACCATCTGGATGTGGAAAGACTGCGGTGCTCAAAGCTCTTTCGAAAGCTCTTTCCGTTCCATTCGTCTCGGCGGATGCTACATCGTATAGTTCTACTGGGTGAATAATACACGCCCACCCCTACCAACACTGTGGAAGGCAAGGGGATAGCAATGGAGAAAAATCTGGAACCACTTCGTAATCAATCGAAGGGAATCAGAGGTGAAGGTTAGAAGCTTGCTTCTTCAGGCTGAAGTAATTCAGACTGTCTCTAAGAGGAACCAGCCGCAACGCGTAGTAGGTGAAAAGATATAATCCTACCAAGAGGCTCCATCACGTCACAGTAAAGATTTACGTTGAAAAGTTACGCTAGGCTAGACCAGAAACGACTGGTCGTATAGTTTGTATATCCCGACAAACGTATGAGGGCAACCTCTAGAAGTTTAGGATAAAAAGCCTAAGCGATAATATGACCGATGTCGGCAGGGATGTAGAATGCATTTGTAGGGACCTTGTAAAGAACGCGAATGGGAACATCGCGATGGCTGAACTTGGTATCATCTACATCGATGAGATTGATAAGATTAGCCGTAAGGGAGAGAATCTCTCGACTACCGCTGACCCCGGACATGAAGGTGTTCAGCAGGGACTTCTTAAGATGTTGGAAGGTAGTGTCGTAGAGGTACCGGAGAAGGGCCAGCGACTTCATCCTCAGTCTAACAACGTGATGCGTTTCAACACGGAGAACGTTCTCTTCGTAGTTGGTGGCGCGTTCGAAGGACTCGAGAAGATTATCGCTAAGCGTCTCCGAAGTGGAAACTCTTCTATGGGTTTCGGCTCTCCCATAGTAGACAAAAATAACGACCAGTATAATGATTTCATTCTTCAGGTAACTACTGAGGATTTGAAGAAGTTCGGCATGTTGCCGGAGTTCCTTGGTCGTATTCCAGTGCTTTCTCCGATGCAGGAACTTACGGAGGAACAGCTTGTCGAGATTCTTACGGAGCCGAAGAACGCTCTCACGAAACAGTATCAGCTTCTCCTTAAGCAGGATGGGGTTGAACTCGAATTCAGTGAGAAGGCCCTCAAAGCCGTTGCCCACAAAGCGATTGAACGTAAGGTCGGCGCGCGAGGACTTCGCGGAATTCTCGAGGCTATTCTTAACCCCGTTATGTTTGATATACCTGATACAGACGATTCTTATATTCTTATCGATGCAGATAAGGATGGAGAAATCATCGTGTCTCACGAGAAAAGTAAGGTAGCTTAACGCTACCAAGGAGGAAAACGTGCTTAAAAGAATTGACGTTAATCAAGAAATTGTAGACTTGTTGAATCGAGATACTCCTCATGAACTTAAGCGGAGGAGAACTGGCGGACAAGGCGGTCTGACTTATGTAACGGTTGGCGCCGTCGTCCGCATTCTTAACCAGGCTTTCGGCCCTATGGGATGGTCCTGGAAGGTTGACGAACAATGGATTGAAGAGAATCGGCCGCGCGTCGACTTCAAGACTCAGCTTCGTCGCAATCCGAATCCGGACGTAGTTCCGGAACAGTGTGCTCATGTATTGGGCACGCTTACCGTAACAATGATTGAAGAAGATAAGGAAGGTAACAAGTCATATGTGGTTTCTCAAAAGTCTGCTCACGGCAGTAAGGTTGTTCTCGGCGGTTCTGATGACGGTCAGAATCTTTACAAGTCTGCTGCGAGTGACGCCCTCAAAAAGGCCGCTTCCTATTTCGGCATAGCTTCAGACCTCGCTCTTCAGGAGGATGAACTAAACTACTTTAAGATTAGTGAGGTTCCTTCTGCTTGGAATGATGTCGATAGAGAAGAGTATCGGGATGTATTCGAACAGCTTGAGAAACTCTGTGATGACAACGGTATCGATGCAGACTATCTTAACGCTGCTGTGAAGCAGTGGTCTAACGGCAAACTCGTATCTATTGAACAGGTCGGGCCCGACGATATTCGTAACTTTGTTCGTGAACTCGACGAAGCTATCGCCCAGAATGGCTAAAGTAGTTATGGCTCTATTCTTTCAGAATGATTATATCACTTGTCAGTGCGGAAACATCAATCTCGCACAAAGAGAAGTTTCTAACTATAAGAAAGACGACAAAGGATATTCTAGACATATCATCTCTAAGGAGATTTATTGTCCTCAGTGTGGACATGTCGTGAAACATCTGCGCAGGGACGAGCCCATCACGGAAAATTAAGTAAACCCTTTAAGGACGGAAAGGACATAGGAATCATATGGAAAAACTTAGAATATTTAACGCGAAGTGGTCGTCTCCATCGGCAGGACCTTCGCCGGACGGTAATCGTCGTGTAGAGCTGTTTCTCGCTGGATGTAAGAAGGCCGCAACTGGCAACGCTTGCCCAGGATGTTTCAACGTTGAACTGTGGAAGAACAACGTCTATAACGCGGAGATTACTCCAGAGGAGACGCGCGACCATATTAACAAGTTCGCACCGAACAAGTGTTTGACTTTGGTAGGCGGGGAGCCGCTGGACCAAGTGGAGCCTCTGTCTTATCTTGTTGAACTTCTTAAGCAAGAGGGATATCATATCCTTCTCATCACTCATCATACGATGAAGAGACTCAAAAAGTGGACAGAAGATTATCCCGGCGGCGAACCCTATTATCGTCTCCTATCTAACGTCGACGTTATTATCGACGGAGAATATATGGCAGGAGAACGCATCTGGGATGAGAGTCGCGCTGGAGATGGAGTACATGATGTCATCGGTTCCGGTAATCAGGTTGTATGGAATCGGATTAGTGGCTCTCCTCTAAAGTTCGAAGGAATCGCAGCGCGCAATCTTGACTCTCTTGGTCTTACGGAAAGCGGACAACTTCTCTATGGGCTTAAGGATGGTTATAGGAGAGAAAATATCTCTATCGAACGTCCAAAGGAGGTAGCCGCTTGAAGTATATCGCGAGAGGAGATAACAGAGACGAAATCGTTATCTCCAGCGAAGATATCGAGAATACAAACTGGGGAAAAGTAAATGGTCTTAGAATTAAGGCCATCGTAAATGGACCAACAATCGGTTTCTTTGCAATGAACAGTATCAACCGTCTTCGTTCACCTCAAATCGCGAACAACGTTATTCGTATGTCCTTCACGGTATTTTGCAAAGAGCTTACAGAGGAAATGCTCAGTGAAGACTGTCCTTGTAACACAAGTGAATTCAAGGTTGTTAAAAGAATTCGAAGCCAAATTTTAGTCGATGGACAGAAAGGATAAATTATGGCAAAGAAGAAAGGCGAGGTTATTCTTTCGTTTAAGCTCGATGACTTTTCAGAAGACATCACTATTAGCGAAGAAGACCTTCATACTATTGGCATTATGCCAGTCGTTCTTACGGAGTATAAGAAAGACCTTAAAACGAAGAAGTCTGACTATCCTCTGACTATCACAACAGAAGATAAAAAGACGATGCATGTCGCAGTCGGCGACGACCTCGTATCCAAAGATTACAACATGGAAGAGTACTTTAAGAACATGATGCGCGACTGTAACGAGTGCATTCAGCCTTTTCATGAATTTCCGACGTGCTCTAAAATGTATTCTGACCTGGCCAATATGCTTCAGACGAGGTTCTCTATCGAGAACGGAGCCTTGTTTCAAGGACAGAAGTTTAAGGGTATCGGATTCGTCCGTTCTGGCAATCGTCCTCTCTCCGTAATCGGAGAAATTGTCCTGATTAAGGATGCAAAATTTGTTTGCTCTTATTGCGTTAATGAACTCAACATTGAGCGAGTAACGGACGCGAATGTCATCTTCTATACAGACGACCTTATTCTGAAGTTCATTCCTAAAACGACAGAAATTCAGATGCGTTGCAAGTTGGTTGAGTACATTATCACTCCGGATAGTTTCGAAGTGTATGCTCGCAACGAAGATATTCCGACTGACATCCGTTATGTCGATAAGGATAATCGTCAGGAGTATGTCGACGCGGCATATGAATATCTTGAGAAAGAGAGTACGATTAGTCATTCCGGAGTTGATGAAGCTCTTGATGGATTCGATATCGTCGAAGATACAAAGAAAAAGCGTCAGCCAAAAGCAAAGCCGGTAGAAGTTTCTATCGACGATGACATCGTTCTGTAAAAAAAGAAAGGAAAGGAAAAAATGCGTAAATCTATTGAAGAGGTTCGTTATCTTCTGCGCGCGAAGACTGACTGCATCTGGATTCAGTCTTATGAAGAGAAGGCGGTTATAGACGATCTGAAGGAGCTCATTAAGAGCGAGCCGCGATTCCGTGACGGAAACATAATGCTCTGGTCGCAGACCGAGGGACTCTCTAAGATTCCGAAGAACGATTATGAGCAGGCTGAGCCGGCTGACCAGAAGATGCGCGAGTGGCTCGTTGTTGGCGAGAAGGTTCGTCAGTGTCAGAAAGGAACGAAAGAAGGAAGTATGAACTTCTGGATTCTTCGTGACCTTCATCAGAAGATTGACGACCCTCGTTCTCAGCGTCTCATCCGAGATTTGAAGGAGCATACCATCGCGAGCGATAATTATAATCCGCTCATTGTCGTATCTCCGAACATCTCTCTTCCGGATGATATCGCGCGTCTCTTCCGTGTCGTAGAGTATGAACTTCCGAATCGTGCTCTTATTGAAGGTTATGTGCGCGCCATTAACAACCTTCTTATCACGTCTAAGAAGAAGAGTCCAGATGCAGACTTCGAGCCGATTCTCAAGGATGAGGAATTCGAGCCTATCATCTCTGCGTGTATGAGTCTCACTGAGAAGGAAATCGACATGGTTCTTAAGGAGAGTGCTACTAAGTTCCACGCTCTCAACCTGGAGTATATCTCTCAGTCGAAGATTCAGGTCGTTAAGAAGACCGGTGTTCTTGACTACGTTATTCCGAAGGTAAAGATGGAAGACGTTGGCGGCAATGACGAGATTAAGAACTGGCTTCTTGAGGTTAAAGCCGCGTTCTCACTGGAGGCTCGCGACTTCGGTCTTCCGATGCCGAAGGGCTATATGGCAACCGGTATCGCGGGCGCAGGTAAAACTCTTCTCGCGGAAGCATTTGCCGGCGAGATGGGATATCCTCTTCTCGATTTCTCTATGGACCGAGTCATGGATAAGCTCGTCGGCAATTCGGAGAAGAAGATTGCTCACGCACTTCGTATCGCGGAAAGTTGCGCGCCGTGCGTGCTCCTCATTGATGAGGTAGAAAAGATTTTAGGTAGACGTAATTTATTCTTAGTTGCTTAAGGATAAATTTGCCGTCGAGAGTTTAAAGTTACGTGAAAACTCTCGATGATAATGGACGGAATTAAGCGGGGACCACTTGTAAAAAGGGAATCCGAACCGAAGGCGTCGCTAATTGATGCGGCTAGACTGTAGCGATATAGTTGATGAAAGTTTAAAACTTTCAGTCAGGGGCAACGCGTAGGAGTGAAAAGATATAATCTCCCAAGAGGCCGTTCCGTGTTCGTAACCATTTTAGAAATAGAATGCCGTAAGGTTACATGCAAAATGTACGCTAAACTGGATTGGAATAAACCAATCGATGACGATTCTGACTAGACAGAATCTAATGAGAGTAATCTCCAGAGCTCAAGATAAAAAGCTTGAGGTTAAAAACAATTTGGCTGCGTCTCAAAGCAGCAATTCTAGCGACGGCGGTGTTACCGCTCGTATCATGCAGGCACTTCTGAAGTTCATGAACAAAGACAACACTGGCGTCTATGTTATCATGACTTCGAATGATGTCTCGCAGTTGCCGCCGGAGTTCACTCGTGCCGGTCGACTCGACGCGACTTGGTTCTTCTCTCTTCCTGTTGAGCAAGAACGAAAAGCAATTCTCAAGGTTCATTTTAAGAAGCGAAATATTTCTCCGTTTCCTAAGCTTCTTAATCTCGCGGTTGAACTTTCTGATGGGTTCACCGGCGCAGAGATTGAGCAGGGCGTGAAGAATACGATGATGAAGATGTTCGCTCGTTATCAGAATGACGGAAAGAAGACTATCACGGAGAAGGATATCCGAGACGGTCTCTCGGAAGTTATTCCGGTGTCTAAGTCTTCTCGTGAGAAGATTAACGCGCTCATCACGTATTGTACGAGTCGTCATCGCCTGGCTTCGAAATACAAGCCGAAGAAGGACAAGGATACATCCGACGACCTGCCGCTGAATCTTGACTTCAACCTTGACTCGTGATAAAATAGAAGGGGTGTCCATTTTGTTCACCCCTTTTCTAACTATCTAAAAGGAAATATGTGTATGGAAGTAAAACTTATTTCGAAGACTCCGAACTTTATGAAGACGTGTTGGGTCGCGGCGAGAACTTGTTATAGTACGGATTCTCCGATTGAGTTGATTCAGGAGAATAAATCAGAAGAAGAAATGATTCGTCTTCTTGATAGAATTCTCAAGAGTAAGCACCTCTCAGTCGTAGAACATTGTGCAATGACGTTCGCGGTTAAAAACGTTTCGCGCACTCTTCTTGCTCAGTATTCTCGTCATCGTATCGGAGTATCTCTTTCTGTTCAGAGTCAGCGCTACGTGAGTGAGAGTTCAGAGAAAAACGGCGGCATCTTTGATATCGTAGTTCCGGAGACGATCTCATCTAACAAAGAAGCTCAGGTAGAGTTCAATACGTTTCTGAAGAATACTCAGAAAACGTATGATAGACTCCTAGCCTACGGAGTCACAAAGCAGGATGCGCGATTCGTTCTTCCGGGCGGCGCATGCACGAACTTCGTTACGACATTGAATCTCCGTTCCTTTATGGATGTTTATGACAAACGAGTCGTAACTCCTGGAGCTCAATGGGAGATTAAAGAGATGCTCCTTAAGATGCGTGACCTAATCGTCTCAGAAGAGCCCTGGCTCGACGTCTATTTCCTGAAGTAAGCTATGGAAAAAAGTAAGAAAGAACGCTACGGCGTCCATAAACAAAATATAGATGAATGGCTAGAGCAGAGAAAAGTAGATTCTGAGAAAAGACATAAAGAGTTATTAAAACAGATTGAAGACTACGGATTCTGTGAATACGACACATTCTCTTTAGATTCTTCTATGATGGACATCCTAAGCGATAGACTAGAAATGTTCTTAGACAAATCTGACCACGTTGATTGGTCCGATGCGTATATTCAAATCGAGGGGCTCAGTGAAAACGTTGTTATACTCTGGCAAGAAATGCTGGATATACGTAACAGACTGAGAGACGAAGATAGCGATAATTCGATTACGTTTGGGACACCAGAGTGGTTAGAAGCAGTTAAGAGATTCTGGTTTATCTGGTATAAAACATGTTGTCAGTGTTGGTCGTAAAGAAAAGGAGAACAGGGTGGCAAATAGACTTAAACACATCGTTGAAACTCCGTATGGAAGTATCAAAACTATCATCGAGAAGAATCAACTCTGGTTCGCGATAGGCGATTACGCGCATTGTATTGAACTTGGAAAGTCGTTTCAAATTTCGAGAAAGATTCCGAAGAGCGAACGACTTGAAGTTCGAGAGACGCGCGGCTATTATCCTACTGCGTATATGACAGAAAAGCATTTGGACGTCACTCTGAAGTATTACCGGGGACGCGAAATTAACTGGACTGTCTATAAGTACGTTAAGGATAATGTCATTCCCGTATTGCGCGATATTCAGAAAGAGTTCTTTGGAACGAAAGAATCGGCGCACGACGTGGTAATAGAGAAGGTAGAAGAGACTAAGCAATCTAACATTGCTCCTCAAGAAACAATTGAAAACCTTATTAAGAGAATATCTAATCTTGAGAAGGTTATCATCTCTATTCAGGCCGAGAAACTCTCTACAAAACCGAATATTGAAGTGAACATTCAGGAGAAGAAAGCGGACATTGATGTTAAAAATCCGATCGAAGAGAAGAAACCTGAGCCAATCAAATTCGATTTGCCGAAGATTATTCCTTTGCCGCGAGGGTATACTCCGAAAGAGTATGACCCAGGTAAGGGATGGCGTAGCTGGGTCCGGGGAATGATTCATCAGATTCTCTGGCGTGCGCAAGATTTGGACCCGCGCTGTTCTATCTCTGAACAGCAGGTATGGTCTAACCTTTATAAGCGTGTTACGACTCTAACTGGATATGACCTTCGTGACCTGCGCCATGAGCTTGCTCTAGAGTTCGGTTCTGATGACAGTGAATTTGCACTATTAGATGTTCTTGAGCGTCAGCCGAATCTCCGTCGTATTTTCTTAGATGGTGTTCTAGAGATGGCAGAGCGCGCAAATCTTCTCGACTATAAAGTTTCTAAGCTCTAAATAAGGGCTTGATAAAAGCACTGAACCTATGCTATAATAAGGTTCAAATAAAAGAATGATAAGACTCTGAGCGCCCAAACGCTTTCAAGAAAAATGGCGGAGTCAGAGCTATCAGATATACAAAGTTTTAGCTAAAAAGTTGTAAAAATTGGAAGGAGCATTCATTTATGAGTTGCTGGAGAAACTATTCATGTGACGTTCTTAAGGGTGTTGACAAGACGATGGTCGCCGAGGCATTCTCGAAGATGGGTCTTACCCTGAACGAGGATATCAAGACTGTTGTTGCATCCTATGAAGGGCGTCGCGCAAATGTTGATGCAGTTGTCTGCAAGGATGGTCAGCCGATTTCTCTCGGCGTCATTTTCGATAATGGCGAGGACCACCTCCAGATTCTTGGTGATTTCTGGGGCACGGGCTTCAACGAGCAGAAGTTCACAGATGAACTCTCGCGTACATATCAGCGTATTAACGTTGAGACGCGTCTCACTCTGATGGGCTATACGATTGATGAGCTTTCGTTCATTGAGAATCAGGATGGTTCGGTCGAGTTCGAGGCTTACGCTACGGCTTAAGCGGCGGGGGAGTATATCTCCCTTGCCCGCCCCTTCGGGGGCTTTTTTTAATATTTTTTGTTTTCCGGAAAGGAGAATTTAAATGTCGGAGAAGCGACTGAAGATTAAGATTGATTCTAAGGGCAATGTTTCCGGTACAACTGTTAGCGGTTTTGCGGGCAACAATTGCCAGGAGACGATGGACCAGGTATTTGCCGTTATCAACGGCGAGTGCGTGAAGTCTGGCGATACGGATGACGCATCGCGTATTCCGGACCCACTGGCATACATCGTAGGCGAGGGAAACTGAACCTCATAGAATAAGCTTGGGAAGCATGATGTGATTTGTAACCTTCATCTCATTAGAGATGGGGGTTGGAATTATAAAAGAAAGGGCGGGTTCTAGGTGAACTCTACACAATCGAAGATTATTTCTGAGCTCAACGCTCAACAGAAAGAACCCGTTATTAATTATAAAGAATCTAGCGTAGTATTCGCGGGAGCCGGTGCTGGTAAAACCAAGACTATGGTCTCCCGTGTTGCGTACATGATTGAAGATGGAATCGCACCTGAAAATATCGTATTCTTCACGTTTACGAGAAAGGCCGCGAATGAAATAAAAGAACGAGTAAAGAAGTTTATCGGTTCGAAAGCAGATGGAATGTTCGTAGGAACTTATCATTCTTTCTGTGCTAAACTTCTTCGTAAATATATGCCCCTGTTTTCTGGATATTCTTCTAACTTCGCGATATATGATGAAGAAGATAAGAAGACTATCATTAAAGACGCAATGGAAGAATTTGGCGCCGACTCTTCCATTAAAATTGAAGCAGTAATGGCGGCCATCTCCCATTGGAAAGAACGTCTTATTACTCCTGAAATGATTGACTGTTCTAATGGAAGCATGGACTATATCATGAAAGGTCACTACGAAATCTATCAGCGCAAACTTCGAGAGATGAATGCACTCGATTTCTCAGACCTTATGATATTCATGATTCGTCTTATGGAGTCTAACGCCTCCATTAAGAAACAGATTAATGATAAATATCAGTGGATTATTGCAGATGAATTTCAGGATTCATCGGTCGTAGATCTGCGCTTTATTCAGCTTCTGTCTAATGAATGTGAATATTTTTGTGCAGTTTCAGATTTGAATCAATCTATGTATTCATTCAGAGGTGCAAATATTAACGAAACTATTCACTTTATTCAACGATACAATTTGCGCCAATTCATTGTTGGACAAAACTATCGTTCCACATCTACTATTGTAGATAGTGCGGGCCGCATGATTAAACGCAATCACATGTCTATTCAGTATGATTGCTTTACTCAGAACGCGAAGGGTGAAAAGACGGTCGTTATCCCCTGTGCTCATGAAGAGGAAGAAGCTACAAAGATAAGCGCCGCGATTAAATCTCTTAACTCTAAGGGAATAGAGTATAAAGAAATCGCGATTCTTTATCGTTCTAATTTCCTGTCTCGTGCAGTAGAAAAAGGATTAATGAGCGCGAAGATTCCTTATCGCATCATGTCCGGCACTCCTTTTTACTCTAGGAAAGAAGTTAAGGATGTTATGTGCGTTTATCGTGTTCTTAACAGTACAAAGGACGTCGTCTCTCTTTCGCGCGCACTGATGCTTATGGGAAATATCGGCGCGGTTACGATTGATAAGATTAAGAAACTGTCTATTTGGAAGAAAGAAACACTGACGCATAAAGAAATCTTTACGGCGATATCTCCTTGTGTATCTTCAGCTAAAGGAAAGGCTAACCTTAAGAAGTTCTTTGATGGTCTTGAAAAACTTAAGAAGTATGGTAACAATCCGATAGACATCTTCACGAGAATTCTTATTCTTCTTGACTATGAGACTGTCGTAAAGAAAGGACTTCGTACGGAAGATGATTATAAAAAGCGTATCTCTACGCTACGTGAGCTTAAGAGTATTGTTCAGGAGTATTCTTCCATTGACGAACTCGTTATGAACATCACGAGTGTTGCAGATAGTGAAGAAGAGCCTAACGCAGTTAGTCTCATGACTGTTCATAGTTCTAAGGGACTTGAATATCGTGTTGTCATCGTTGTAGGATGCAATGAAGGAGTGTTTCCTTCTGGTCTTGCTCTTAGAGATAATCTTCTTGAAGAGGAGCGGCGCATCTTCTACGTCGCGATGACGCGCGCAAAAGAATTCTTGATTATGACTTATTGTCAAGGAAGAATTCAGAATGGTCGGTTCATGCCAGCCAAAGAATCTAGATTCTTAAATGAAATTGACAGTAATTATTTGTTATGGCCAGGAAGAAAAAAGAGAGGGTTTTCGGTTTGAAGTTAATTGACTACATGCGGATACAAGAGGGCGGTTACTCCTACGCAGTCAAATTAAAAGACACGAAGGAGGCCGCCCAATATAAAGACAAGTACGAGGATATTATCAACAGTCTTCAGGATAAACAGTATTATAAACCTGATGACTGTTGGCTGATTTCTCACTACGGATTTACATTGCTTCAAGCGCTGGATAAACAACTGTTCTTCGCGCCGAATGGCTACGTTTCTCCAGCAGTTACAATCGAGAAACAGGAACATGACGTAACAGGCTGGGAAGATATCGGAAAAGATTTAAAGCTTACTCCGTATGATTATCAGAAACAAGTTGTTCGTTTCTGTCTCCAAGAATCTCACGGTTATTCTACCTTGATAACAGCTCCTTGCGGCGCAGGAAAAACCCTTATGGGAATTGTCGCGTATCAAGAAGCGTTAAAAGAAGGTATCATAGAGGGGCCCGGCGTTATCGTCGTAAAAGCTTCTCTTAAGGTACAGTGGGGTCATGAGGTTAGGAAGTTCTCTGATTTTAAGCCTTCTGTCGTAGATACTTATAAAGCTTGTGTTGGCTCTGAACTCTCTATGCTAGAGAGAAGAAAAACAAAATATCGGAAAGAGAAAACAAAAGAACTAAAAGAAGAGATAGAGAAGCTTGAGAAAGAGATAGAGTCTAAGTTTAATAGCCAATTTGATGCTGACTTAATTATCTTAAACTATGAGACTCTTAGAGACGAAGTCGTCGCGAAGAAGCTTCTCGAAATTAAACCTCAGTTCGTATTCGCAGATGAGGCTCACTACATTAAGACGGATACGAATAAGAGGTCTAAAGCTTTATATCGATTTAACGATGCGAAGGTCAAGATTGGTGCGACCGCTACTCCTGTACAAAGAGACCCGCGCGATATCTACGGCATCTTCAAGTTTGTTCAGCCTCAGTTGTTTTTACGAAAGACTGTGTTTAATAATCAATACGTTAGATACGGTTATGGCTTCCGAGTAATCGGCGCCAAAAACCAGAAACAGCTGAATCGAGAAATCTCTCCGTATATGTATATCCTTACGAAGGAAGAGGTTTCTGAACAACTTCCTAAGCTTGTCGTTATGGAGCGTCATTGTACGTTCTCTCCGAAACAAGAAGAAGTGAATAAACATTTCTTTGATGAGCTAAAAGAGCTTGCTCAGGAAGAGAAGAAGTTGTCCCAGGGAAAAACACCGACTCAAATAGAAGCAAATGAGCGAATCCAAGAAATTAGCAATGCTACGCAGGCGCGCCAAACGTTCCTTCAAGAACTTGCGGTGTCAGAAGAACTTCTTAAAGGAAGTAACTCTCCGCTTGCCCAGAAATTCATCACGGGTGATGGAGACCCTAAAATAGAACTGGCTCTTGAACTGATTCAAGAGATAGTATCTTCGGAAGAGAAGGTTCTTATCTTCAGTAGGTTCGCCGCGCTTCAACCTGTGTTAACAGAAGCTATTAAAAACTGTAAAAAACTTAGTGGAACTAAGATAGCGTATGTTCGAGGAGATATCTCTGGAGAAGAACGTTATAACGAAGTATATACGAAGTTTAGGGATGACCCAAGCTATAAGATTCTGCTGTGTTCGAACGCTGGGAGCGAAGGACTTAACGCCTCAGGTTGTAAATACATGATTGAAATGGAACCAGCTGAGTCTTATGCCATTCAGACACAACGTCATGGTCGTCTTGAACGTGCAGACAGCATACATGATACTGTATTCGTATATCAGTTAATCATGGATAATAGTTGGGATGTCGTAGGACAAAAGATTATTGAGAAGAAAGAGAAGTTTGACATGGAAATAGTTAAGGGGATGAACTTGTGAGCTCAAAAGAATTGATGCTTCAAAAGCTTCAGGAAGCGGACAGAGCTTATTACGAAGAAGATAGTCCGATTATGACTGACGCGGAATATGATTCTCTGCGCCGCGTATTCGAGAAAGATTTTGGTCCTCTTAATTATGTTCCGGGTAAGGCTGTCTTCGGAAGAAAATTTCGACATAGCCGCCCAGTTATTTCTCTTGATAAGGTTCAATATTCCGATAAGGAAGAACTTAGAAAGAAGATTGTCGAACTCTGGCCCGTCGTAACACAGTTCAAAGCGGACGGTCTTACGATAGTAGCTTATCCGACCCCGGAAGGATCTTGCCAGTTCGTTACTAGAGGAGATGGAATAGAGGGGGAAATGCTCCCTCATTTCATTCCTCGTTTTGAACGAATTGGTGCGAACAGAACAGGTTATCCGGTTCGCGGCGAAGCTATTCTTCCTGAAGAAGCTCTTTCGGGTATTAACGCAGAACGAGAAAAGAATAGTTTGGCGCCATTCATGAATGCCCGCAATGCCGCCGCTGGAATTCTCAGAGCTATGGAGAGAAGTCCGTATCTAGACAAGCTCCAGTTCTTCGCTTATGACCTGTTGTGTCAAGAAGGAACGATGACAGAAGATGAAAAGCTTGAACTGATTCATTCTAAGAGTATCTTCCCTGTTATCTTCTCGTACGAAAAAGATACTCCAGATTCTCTTATCGAATCTCTTGAAAAAACATATAAGAGACTGAAAGAACAAGGGTATCCTATCGATGGTATGGTCATCAAGAATAATTCTAAGAAGAAATTCGGAATAACTAATCACCACCCTCTTGGGCAAATAGCGGTTAAGTTTGAACAGAAGAGTTTTATCACAACTCTGCGCAGCATAGAGTGGCAAGTCGGCCGCGACTCGATAACTCCAGTTGCAGTGTTTGACCCGGTGCTTATAGACGGCACCAGAGTTGAGCGTGCATCTCTTCATAACTATTCCAATATGAAAGCTCTTAATCTACATGAGATGGATAAGGTTAGTATTCTAAAAGCTAACGAAATTATTCCTCAAATCGTAGCTAACAAAAGTGATACTCATATCGGAAAGAAGTTTGATTATCCGAAGGCTTGTCCAATTTGCGGCGGAGAACTTCGAATGGATGAGAGCCATAAGAAGCTTGAGTGTCTTAATGAGTTATGCGTAGAAAAACTCGCGCAGAGTATGGCTCATATTGCATCAAGAAAAGTGTTAAACGTTCCGGGACTTTCTATTGAAACCTGTAGAAAACTCGTGAATCACTTTAATGGAGACATTTCTCCGTGGGCGTTTCTTTGGTTAAAGGCAGAAGACTTCGAAAAGCTTCCAGGTTTCGGAAAGAAAAGCGCACAAAAGCTCGCGACTAATATTGCGAAGCTATTTAATCAACCTATAGGATTAGATAAAATCATCGCCGCTACTTCTGTCCCTGGCATTGGCAATACTGTCGGCAAAATTATCTCTAAGAACTTCACGAAGGAAGAGTTCTGGAATGTTCTAAGAAAAAAAGAGCTTCCCGAATTAGAAGGAATTGGCCCGAAGACAAAAAAACTTCTGTTAGGAGATAAGTTCATGGAAGCATATATCGACCTGACTTCTCTTTTTGACGAGATTAGTTCAGAAAAAGACACGGAAGATGTCGTAGTAAACAAAAAAACAAAAACATTCGTCATTACAGGTAAACTTACGTTCCCGAGAAAAGTGTATGAAGAGGCTATCGAAGTGTCTGGAAATAAATTCTCGGGCGCCATCTCGAAGAATACGGACTATCTCGTGACAGATGACCCATCTGGAAACTCCTCTAAGCTTAAGAAGGCGCGCGAACTTGACATTCAGATTATCAACGAAGAAGAACTTAGAACGATTCTAAAAGAGAACAATGTTATTATTTCGAACGAAGGAGTTTCTAATTATGTCTAATTTTTTTGAAGAACTTGCGACCCCGGAATATAAAGAAGCTATTCGGATGATTGATGAAACAGCATCAGAGATAGAGAAGCCAACCGGAAATCTTATGGAAGAGCTCGTCGCAGATGTACAAGAGAGCGCGGAAGAGCAGTTTAAGAGGATGGGTTGGAAAAAAGAGAACATTACTCCAGTCCAGGCTAACGTATATCTCGAAAACTACAATCGTCTTATGAAAGAAATTGATGAAATTCGTAAGACCGTTGAAAACTATCTTCAGTTCCATAGCTCTCTCGCAATTGAATGGCAAAAGAAAGAAGTTCTTAAACGAGTTCTTCAGTCTAACTATTATAAGGAAATGCTTCAGGCTTATGCGGACAAAGAACTTGATGGTTCCAATAAGAAGTCCGTCAATCTTATCTCCGGTAAAATCGGTTATCGTAAACCGATTCCGACTTACGAATATGAAGATGATGTTCTCTTTAAATATCTTCAGGATAAGTCTATGAACAAATATCTTAAGCCGCAGCCTCCGAAGGTGAATAAGGCTCTTCTTAGGAAAGATGGAGTTGTTGAATCCGACGGTATTTATATTGGAGATGAGAAGGTTCCTGGAGTTAAGGTCTCCGTAAAAGATAGCGACGTGTTCTATATAAAGTAAGATGAGTCCCTTATATATAGAAAAAGTTCGTCGCGCGAATTCCCTAAAGGAAGTAACAGAAGAATATGTAGAATTACATAAGAGCAGTTCTACGGTATGGTGTGGACGATGTCCACATCCAGAGCACAACGATTCTACTCCTTCATTTCGTCTAGTTAAGAACCATGACGGATGGTCCTGGTATTGTGGCGGATGTCATTGTGGAAAAAAGAATTTAGAAGGCAAAGATAAGAATTACGGTTCAGATGTCTTTGCCTTTATTTTATGGCTAAATTCTTCTAAGAATTGGAAGTTTCCTGACGCAGTTAGATTTCTCGCGAAGAGAGCGGGGATACCTGAAGAGAAATCTAGATATAACGCACAATATAAATTGGAAGCGGCGCGCGCAAACGCTTATCACAACCAACTCACGAAAGAAAATATCCATTATCTCACTGGACGTGGACTTAGTCTATGTGATATAATAGAATGGAAACTAGGAAACGATAAAGAAAAGATAACATTTCCTTTGTTTGGAAGATATAAGAGTGTTCTCGGCTTCATTAAACGTTCTCTTAAAGATGATGAGCCAAAATATAAGAATTCTCCTAATACAAATTGGTTCAACAAGAGCGCGTATTTATACGGACTCCAGAATTTAGATACGTCGCTACGCGAAATAAGGATAACAGAAGGAACCTTCGACGTTATTCTTGGTTACAAATACGGAATAAAGAATCTCGTCGCGACACTAGGAACATCATTTACAGAAGAACATATCGAGATTGTTAAGCATCTGAATATGACTCCTGTGTTCATCTTTGATGGAGATTCGGCCGGCGTGAAAGCATGTCGGCGCGCAATTAAACTCTGCAAGGAGAACGAAATAAGATGTAAGATATTCGAACTAAGAGACGAAGACCTTGCTGAGTTCTGTCTAAGGGTAAAGAAAAATTTAGAAGAAAGAATTAGAAACGAATCTGTTCCATCCTGGAAGTATCTCTTAAGAGAAACGGAACAAGAGTGGGACAAAGAACTTTTATCTCTCCAGCAAAGACTTCTTCCAAATGTGAATTCTGTTATATCAATGCTCACCGAAGAGGAGAAAACCTACGTATTTCCTAGACTTCTAGAAAAGTTTAAATTTATAATGCAATGAAAGGAGGGCGCCAAATGGAGGTTTTAAAGAACTTGGAAAAGACGCGTAATAATAGTTGTACCCCCCAACGGAGGGACGTATTTGAAGACGTAAGTCAGGTTTCTAAGATGATTCATCTCCTTACCGGAGACAATGAAACGGACGAGGTTATCTGTCCTCCTTCAGAAGATTCTTCTTGCGCCCATTGCGGTAAGAATAACGTTCAACTTCTTCAGTGTTCCAAATGCGGCAGCTTGGTTTGCGCCGATTGTTTCGTAGACACGATAGAAGGAAAGACGTTATGTACTACATGCTGGGAAGAGAGTGATAATAAATGACTCTAACTCAGCTACTTAATACTCTTCTGATTGAAGGATATGATGCGGGTACTCTTGAGATGATTCTCAAGAAAGAGATGCCGGAATATAAGTTTAAAATACTTAGACCCGGCGCGACCCGTATTGAAGGCCCTAACGGTGTAAAAGTTCTAGGATGTATAACGAAGTATTATACAACAGAACAAGGAAATAAAAAGATGCCAAAGAGGACAAATTCGAATCAACTAAATTGTCATTATACAAGGAAGTTACTCGGCATCCAAGACACCGTTGACAACTGTGCAGACTGTCACCTACACTGCATGGCTAATGTATCGTACGCCGATAGTCCTATCCATCGTCTTTTGAAAAAATAGAAGGAGGAGCATGTTTAAACCGGATTACGTAAAATCCCTTCATGAAACATTTGGTGTCGCTCTCGTAGATGCTAGAAACTATTACGACCATTTCTTCACTCTTCTTAGACAAGACCTTCTCATTAATCGAGAAACGTACTTACCTACGATAGGAACTCTCTATATCCGTAAAGGCGCAAATCGGCGCCTTAAAGACTTCAAGACTGGAGTCGTAAAAGAGTTCGAAGGAAGAAAAAAAATAAAGTTTAAACCAGTACGAGACTTAGAACGTTACATTGCGTATGAAGAAGGAAAAGTTGATGAGCCCAAGCAGAAATGAACTTCTCGCGAAATATGGAGAAGAAAGAATCTTCGTGGTTCCTTTCGCGGCTTGTGAGAAAATCCCAGATGGTTATAAGTCTGGATATAAGTATCATAAGATACCAATTCATAAGGGGCGATTCGTCTTAAGAGCCGACGCGGAATACAATTTCGCGCTGGTTCAACCTATCCCTTATCTTATCGTAGTTAATGAGAAACTAGATAAGGCGTACGTAACGAAGAGAATCGCGGGCGAGGAACGACTTAAAGACTCCTATGCTCTCGGTTGTGGTGGACACATTAACCCAGAAGATGCTACATCTTTAAAAGCGGGTGGCTCTGACTTTCTATTGGATAACGGTGCGTTAAGAGAACTTAGTGAAGAACTTAACGTCGTCTACGCAGACATTAAACAGCCGCTAAAGAAAGTCGGAACAGTACGAGATATGACCAGCGACACAAAAGAACATATCGGTATTGTATATCTCGTAACGGTAAACTCCGCTTCCGTAAAAGAAAAAGATAATCTTCAGGGAGAATGGATGACTTTCGAAGATTTGATTAACCAATATCAAAAGTTCGAAAGTTGGGGGAGGCTCATCATCGATGCCGCTTATGAAAGCGGTAAGCGATTTGGTGGCCTATAAAATCAAATAGAAAGAGGACGAGACATGAAGAAACTCCTCGAAAGAATTAAACAGTTCCTCAAACGGTTTCGGCGCCTTCTCGTCCTTGGATGAGAGAGGAGCTTTAATATTCCAAAGAAAGTAATTAAGAGGTCGGGCCGCAAGGTTAACTTCGATTCGAAGAAGATTTATAAAGCTATTGAAGGAGCTAATAAAGATTCGGCGGCCCCGATTTCTAAAGAACTCGTAAACCAAGTAGTCCTACAAGTTAACGTAGAATTAGAGAATAAACCAGAAACTATTAGCGTAGAAGAAGTACAAGATGTCGTAGAACTTATCCTGATGGAACAGGGACATTACGACCTCGCGAAGAAATATATTCTCTATCGACAAAAGCATAAAGAGCGTCGAGATGCAAAAAACAAACTGATGGAAACCTATCAGGATATTTTCTTCTCTAAAGCTGAAGACAGTGACTTCAGGCGTGAAAATGCGAATATAAACACTAATGCACCTATGGGACAAATGCTCAAGCTCGGCACCGAAGGCGCAAAACAGTTTGCATATGATTACGTGCTTAAACCAGAGTATGTGAAGATGCATAAAGAAGGATTTGCGCACCTCCATGACCTTGACTTTTCTTTATTGACGCTAAATTGTTGCGTGATTGATATACTTAAGCTGATGGAAGGTGGTTTCTGCACTGGACATGGTTTCTTGAGAGAACCAAAGAGTATTCGGTCGGCAGCCGCCATTTCTTGTATTGCGTTACAAAGTAACCAGAACGACGAGTTTAGAATTAACTGAACGTCTTTATAGAAATATAAAGAGCAACTTTACAAGAACTTTTATCAAAAGATGTCTTCTAAATAGAAGGCTAACAGGGGAAGTATTATACTAATCCTGTGTCAAGCTGCAACTACGCCAAATATAAGGAGAAAGAATGAGCGTAGATACAACTATACCTGTTAAAATAAATACATTATATAGATGCGAAGACGTTAGTGATATCTATTATTTTATAAACTACAACGTTGTAAATATAGCTATAGGACATATTAAGGCTATAAGTAGAATGTCATATAAAAAAGGATATCCATACGTAACATTAGAGACAAAATCAAAGGTTAGAAACAAAAAAGTTTTGATGCATCATCTTGTAGCTTTAGCATACATAGAGAACAAACCATATGAAGTTATTGAACACTTGGACGATGATGCTGAAAATTATGATGTAAGCAATTTAATCTTTTCTAACCAGCTGGCAAACATAAGAAGAGCATCAGAAAACGGACTGATGAAAAATCCAGAAAGAATTTTTAAGGTTACATTTCATAATGGAGAATCTCATATCGGAACAATGTTAGAACTCCAAAATAAGCTAAAAATTCCTAAACAAACAATGTATTGTAGATTTTACAAAAACAGTCTTGGAAGAAAAATTAAATCGGTTGAAGTAGTTGCAGAAGATGAACAGACTATTCCTTCGGGAAGTACTGATAGAGATGATAACTATCAGGAAGTATGTAAATCCTAAACAAAGGATGAGATATAGTCGGATGTCTTTTTTTAGACATCGGGTGGCCAAGCATTGGGGACATTCGATTTTGCTATGGCCAAATATGTTAGACTGAGTTTCATTAAAAGTTTAAAAATAAACCTAAAAAAGATGCTTAACTATCTTGGAGAAGAAAATAATAAGATAGATGATTATACGTTTGAAACATCGTATAAGAACTATCACATGAATGATGCAGCAAAGCTCGGAATAAAAGAGTTTCTCTTCAAGAAAGCTTATGAAATAACGTGTGCTGATGTTGAAGATGAAACCTTTCAAGCAATGGAAGCAGTTATTCACAACTTCTGCTCTTTACACTCAAGAAGCGGTTCTCAGGTTCCATTCAGTTCTCTTAATTACGGAATGGACATTTCTCCCGAAGGACAGCTTGTTCAAGATAAGCTCCTCGATGCAACATGGAACGGGCTCGGAAATGGAGAAACTCCGATATTTCCCATTCAAGTATTCAGTCTTAAAATAGGAGTAAATTATCGTCCTGAAGACCCTGGATATTGGTTGTTTCAGAAGGCATGTAAGGTCAGCGCAAAACGACTGTTCCCTAACTTCCTGAATCAAGATGCTCCGTATAATGCTCAGTACTATCAAGAAGGCAACCGTAATAGCTATGTTGCAACTATGGGTTGATTCTACAGCCCATGTAAAAATCCCTGAACTCCTGGAAAGCGAAAGCCAATCAGAAGCTAATTTATAAGTCCAGAGACTATGACGTAAGTCAGTAGATTTAATCGAAGCGGGGATTAATCTATAAGAAATTATAGATGAAAGATATAGTCCAAAAATAAAAGTGTAGAACCAGAGTTATGGGTAATGTAAATGGGCCAGAAGAAAGTGGGTCGCGCGGAAACTTCTCTTTTGTCACGCTTAATCTTCCTATGATAGCTCTTGAAGCCAAGGGGGATTTGGATAAGTTTTGGAAGATTTACGACCATTATATTAAACTTGCTCATAATTATCTTCTTGAGAGACTTGAGATTATCGCGAATAAGCATGTATACAACTTTCCATTCTTAATGGGACAAGGTGTATGGATGGATTCCGAGAAACTTAAGCCTGAAGATAAAATAAAAGAAGTTCTCAAACATGCTTCTATCTCTATTGGATTTATAGGCCTTATGGAATGCCTTGTAGCTCTCATTGGAAAGCATCATGGTGAAAGCGAAGAGGCTCAAGAACTTGGCCTTAAAATCGTTCAACATCTAAGAGATAAGACCGATGCATATAAAAAGAAAGAGAAGATGAATTGGAGTACGTTCTCTTCTCCAGCAGAAGGATTTAGTGGAGCAAGTTTGCGCGCTTTAAGGAAACGCTTTGGAGTAATTAAAGGAGTTTCGGATAGAGAATATCTTACGAATTCTTTTCATGTCGGAGTTTATTATCCGATTAGCGCGTACAAAAAAATTCTAATTGAGAGTCCTTATCATTCGATATGTGATGCCGGCGCAATTTCATATGTCGAAATGGACGGCGACCCAGTTAAGAATGTTAAAGCTTTTCAGAAACTTGTCTGCGCTATGCACGATGCAGATATGGGCTACTATTCAATAAACCATCCTGTAGACCGTGACCCAATCTGTGGTTACACGGGTCTCATCGAAAATGAATGCCCACACTGTCATCGTAAAGAAATAGAGACAAACAAAATTAGGATAAAAAAACTGTAAGAATATAATTGAAGGAAGTGAGAGATTAGCTTGATAAAAGATTGGATAGTACGATACGCCAAGTGCTTAACAATATTCTCGTCGTTCTACATACTTTTAGTTATGTGGATTGGAGGCATGGTTATGAACTGTTGGAGCATCGTCTTCGATATAGGAATTACATGGATGGCGGGCGGCCTCTTCTTCCTTCTTATAGATTTTTGTATAAATAGAATCATAAAGAAAGAGTGACGCAAGTATGACTAACGTAACGTTTAAATCTGATTTTACGGTTACGGATAACCAGAAGAAAAAGTACATTGATTATGTGACGAAGAAGGTAAAAGAAGATGGCGGCGACCCCGCAGCTATCACCGAGATTTCGTTAAAGAATATTCCGGGAGATGCAGACAACGTCGACGTCGAATATGTCACACATCAGCCCAAATTCGAGCGAATTAGACGCATTAACTGTAGTGCCGCAGCTTAAGCAATTAAGTTGTGTATGAACTCATTAAATTGCTGGAAGTTCCTAAAGCTTTTATCACTACAGCGTGGACCGAAAGGTCGGGCGCGAATGTTCTAAAAAGAATAAAAGATATTAGCTAACAGAATACGTTAACTATGTTATAATGGATAATCAGCAGGGAAATCTTCGTAAAGAAGAACCTTCGACGGTCATAATATGAGTGCCCTCACTGAGGAAGTTGTATGACCTATACTATAATAGAAATATATAGAGTGTCTATACATTGTATTGACATTGTAGTACAGGCTATTTAGTCGGCTCCATAGACAAGTGGAACGACGGGAAGCGCGCAGAAGAATCTGAACGCGTAAAGCATTCTCTTAGTGCTTAATTAAATTGCAGGTCTGCCGCGAACCTTTAATCGCGGCATATTACGGCACCATAGATTAATTGGTTAAATCATCGTCCTTTCAAGACGAAGACTCCCGGTTCAATCCCGGGTGGTGTCACCATAATAGAGGTATGGCGAAGTGAACAAACGCAACTGGCTTTGACCCAGTCATTCATAGGTTTAAATCCTATTGCCCCTGCCATAATGCGTCCTTCGTATAACGGATAATACACGAGACTTCTAATCTTGGAATCAGGTTTCGACTACCCGGGGGCGCACCATTAATAAATTAGTGAGGTAACTCAGCGGTTAGAGTTCTGGTCTTAAATCTTATCACGTCATAATAAATATATGAGGTGATAAAAATAGAATACAAACAAATTATAAACTTTCCACTATACTATATAAGTAGTGATGGTAAGAGTGTACTAAAATTGTGCAGAGTTGATTTATACAAAAAGATTGGAAACGATATTTTTGGAAAGAAAAATATACACGGAAAATATAACATACTAATGCCAAAAGATAAGTATGTTGAACTAGATGGTTTAATATACAGGATTCTAAAAATAACGAAAAATCAATTTGGATATAGTTTTGTTAAGCTTACAAATGAAAGTGGAAGTCGTAATTTATACGTACATCGATTGATGTATAGGACATTTGTTGGTGATATCCCATCTAATATGGAAATAAATCATATAGACCATAACAAAGAAAACAATTCAGTAGACAATTTAGAATTATTAACTCATAGTGATAACTTAAAGAAAGCTGTATTGCATTATGGAAACAAATTAAAACCTAGATGCAAACAATGTGGAAAAGTTATCTATAGTAAAAATCCTAATGTTCATTATTGTATGAAATGCTGTATGCAAAAACATAAAAAGTTTTATGTAAGTAGGCGTAAAAAATATGAGCATCCAGATAAGGAATCTTTATGGAAGTTAATTAAATCTAAACCGTTTACAGAAATTGGAAAAATTTATGGAGTAACTGATAATTCAATTCGTAAGTTGGCAAAAGCTTACGGACTTCCATTTAGGAAGAGGGATATTGAGCGACAGTCTGTTGGATTCGCACTGTATCGATGAAAGCTAAGTGGTAACATATGCTAATATCGAGGGAACTCGAAAGAGACTCCGTAGAGACTAGACGTGCGAAACCTGCGATGGTGAAGGTATAATCCAGACCACAAACAGTAAAATGGTGGCGAAAGCCATAGTGGTAAGATAAACCAGCGGTCGTCGGTTCAAATCCGACCCTCACTACCATAATGATTTCTTAGTTTAATGGTAAAAACATTTCCTTTTAAGGTAAAGATATGAGTTCAATTCTCATAGAAGTCGACAATATGGTCAGTCGAAAGTTCAAGTCTTTCAGGGCCCACCATTGAAATTACTTAGACTCTTGATGCTATATCAAGAGTCTTTTTTGTTAAGGAAAAATATGAGAATCCTAAAAACATTTGATAACGGTAGTTGTATATATTATGACAAAGGAAAATTTGACGATTGGTGTCTATATTATAAAGACAACAATGTTATTATTTCTCCAAAAGACCATGAATACTTCGAAAGTATTTTAGTTCTTTCTAAATTATACGGAATAGAAAAAGTATATTTTTACTTCATTCAAATATATTTACTTACAACAAGAGAAGAAAATAGTAACATATATAATTTCATAACGGAATGGAGTAAAAAACAATTTTCAGAACACTTTTTAGAAGCAGATTTGACTTACAGTGTATTATATGCTACAATGTTATCAGAGGAAAACAAAGCTTTTACAAAACTAGGCAAAAGAGTAAAGCGATTGTGCATAGAACAAATATTAATAGATGGATTAGATATAAATTTTGCAACGAATTTTTCTAAAGAAAAAAAAATGGCGCGAACTTGATAAAATATGCAAGAAGAGAGGTTTTTAGTTGAATCCATTTGTGAAGTGGGTTGGAGGAAAAAGACAACTTATTCCGAAAATCTTAGAGTTAATACCAAAAAAATACAATAGGTATTACGAACCATTTGTTGGTGGAGGAACATTATTCCTAGAGTTAAAACCAGATAGGGCAACAATAGGAGATATAAACCCAATGCTAATCAATGTCTATATTCAAATCAAATTTAATCTATCTTCACTTCTTAAAAAACTTTCTGAATTAGATTCGGTTCCTTGTAACAAGGATTTATATCTATCCAATAGAAACTTATTTAATCAGAAAATTTCAAGCAAAGAAAAAGATAGTTTATCTGCTGCCCTTTTTATCTGGATAAACAAACATTGTTTTAACGGATTATATCGTGTAAATAAAAAGGGTTTATTTAACGTACCATATAATAACAAAACCGAAGGAAATAGTTTTGAACAACAAAGCTTAAAAGAAATTAGTAGATTTCTTTGGGGAAAAAAATCATTATAGGAGATTTTTCTAAAACATGTAGTGAAGTATTAAAAAATGATTTTGTGTTTTTAGATTCTCCTTACGCTCCAATTTCAGAAACTGCTGATTTTGTAGATTATACTAAAGAAGGCTTTTCTAAGGAAGACCATATTAGATTGTCAGAAGAATTTAAAAGAATGGATAAATTGGGAGCGAAGTTGTTAACAACAAACCATAATACAAAATTCATTCGAGAATTATATCAAAATTACGAGCAAGAAATAGTCTCCGTTAAGAGAATGATTAACTCTAAAGCAGATAAGAGAACTGGAACTGAAATTATAATAAAAAATTATTGAAGAGAAGGTTTTCATATGACAGCACAAGAAGTAGCGAAATATATCGTATTTAAAACAATAGAAGAAGGCTGGCCTATAACTAACGTAGAACTACAAGAGATACTGCATCTTGTGGATAGACGTTATCTAGATATTGTAGGACGTCGTATATTTTGGGATGAATTTGAAGAAGCAGGATTCGGGCCGAAGATTCCGAACGTATATTATAAATACGCAGGATTTGGCACCGGACCTATTGATATTTCTACGGAGAAAGTTGTCTTAGAGAAAGATGAGCAAAATCTTATCGACCATGTTCTTGAAGAAGTGAAGGGACTAGAACCTTGGGAACTCGCAGAAAAGGTTCGAGGTTGGGACAACATCTATTATGGTACCACTTGCGGAATCCCTGAGAAGGGTGAAATCTGGCATCACTTTAGGGATGTCGATTATGAGATTATCTGTTGTGCTGAACATTCAGAAACGAGAGAAATTTTCGTGGTCTACAAAGCGCTTAAAAACGGACGAACCTTTGTAAGACCATTAGACATGTTTATGTCCCTCGTGGATAAGAAGAAATATCCTAAGGCTACGCAAAGATTTAGATTCGAAAAAGTAGGCTATCAAGTCTAACTCTGGACCGCTTCGCGGTCTACCTCATAAATCCTTCTATAAGGTTCCTTTTAGGAGGGAAGGAATATTGTGAAAGAAAGCAGGTAAGGACAATGTTGAGAGAAATTAAGAGACTCCGGAATGGAACCGTATTCAGTTATGGTATGGGTTCCTATGATGATTGGTGTGTATATGAGAGTACACCAGAGATAAGAGCGCGCCGCGTAGGTGACTACGATTATTTTAAGAAGTTCCGAGAGCTCGGAGAAATATATGGGCGCGCAGAACTCTTCGAAGATATCTGTGAAATATATGACAGAACTAGAGTAGAAGTAGATGAAGAGATTCTGAACGACATCTCTCAAATCTGTTATAACTATCACGATGACTATGATAAAGCGGAGTATTCTTTCTGCTTGTTGTACTTAAGTATGGTAGCAGAAATGAATAAAGAATATTCTAGACTTGGGAAGAGGGTTAAGGGACTCGGTATTCATCAGCTTCTGTTTCAGAAGATGAAAATACATGATATCGCGAATTTTACGAGAGGCAAGAAGTGGTTTGAAATAGCCGCCATCTGTGAACAATACGGATTTTGAAAGGACGGTAGGACAATGAGAGAGCTTATTATCTTGAGAGGGCTTCCTGGCGCTGGTAAGAGTACTTGGATTAAGAATAAGAAACTCGAAGATTATACGTTAAGTCCTGATACTCTTCGTATGATGTTCTCTTCTCCTGAGTGTCTTATTGACGGTACTTTTCAGAATAATCAGGGCGTTTCTTCTAAAGCATGGAATACGATGTATGAGATGCTTGAAAAGAGAATGTCCTTCGGATGTACAACTGTAGTCGATGCTACTCATCTCAAGCAGAGATACTATGATAAGTATAAAGAATACGCAGACAAATATCGTTACAGCGTAACGGTCGTAGACTTTCTTTATTCGGGAGCCCTTAATGACGCGCTGAGAAATAATGAGTATCGGAAGGGTACAATTGATTATGTTCCTCCTAGTGTCATTAAGAATATGAACGAGACCGCACAGAAGATTGAAGTTCCTTCTTCGTGGAAATGGATTGCTCCTGAAAACTTTTCTCTCGATGAATATCCTGATGAAATTGAAGCCAAAAAGATTATCTTTATCGGAGATATTCATGGATGCTTCGATGCGCTTTTGAACTATTTTAAAGAGCACCCTTTCAGTGAAGACAATCATTATGTCTTTCTCGGAGACTATATTGATAGAGGAAGTCAGAATGACGCTGTCATAAATTATCTTAATTCAATTAAGAAGCATGATAACGTTACTCTTCTTGAAGGGAATCACGAGAGACATCTCTGGTCTTATGCTCAAGGTGAAATAGCGCATTCTAAAGAATTCGAGAACAATACAAAGATACAACTTGCTTGGAATGAGTTCACAGAAGATATGGCGCGCGATTTCGTTCTGTCTCTTAAGCCTTACTTCTATGTTACGTTTGGAGGACAGAGAATCTTCGCTTGTCATGGAGGAATTCCTGGATTTAGGAACAACTGGTTCAACGAAGAAATTAATCTTCTTAGTGCTGGACAAGTTATCAAAGGTATAGGCAATTACGAAGATATGGAACTGGTCGCGCAGTCTTGGTCTTTTAACCATCCTGGAACGATTCAGGTGTTCGGACACCGTAACGTGAATAGTCTTCCCGCAAAAATTAACGAAGACGTTTATTGTCTTGAAGGAAAGGTCGAGTTTAATGGGCATCTTCGGATTCTTGAAATGGGGCATGGAGGAGCATGCGAAGTCCTTGAAATCCCCAACGTTCCGGACGATAGAGAGCCGGAGGGAAAGAAACGAGAGAAAACACATGGCGCCGGCGATGAAGACTCTGGACGAATGGAATCCGGAGCTTTCAAAGAAGCGGCCGTAAAGAACGAGCTGTCTTTCGTCCAGAAGATGAAAGAGAGTTCTCTCGTTAAAGAGCGTAAATTACCAGACGGTATCTCTTCTCTGAACTTTACGAGGAAAGCCTTTCAGAAGAGTGAGTGGAATGAGTTGAACGTTAAGGCGCGCGGAATGTTCGTCGACGAAGACGGAAATATTATCGCGAGGTCTTACAATAAGTTCTTTAACTTAGAAGAGGTTCCGGAGACTACGATAGAAAGTCTTCGAGAGAATCTTGTCTTTCCGGTGAAAGTCTATCAGAAAGAGAATGGTTTTCTCGGAATTCTCTCGGTGTATAACGGAGAACTTTTGTATTGTTCTAAAAGTCAGACATACAAGAGCGAACAAGGAGATTTCGCGCGCATGTTCAAAACTATTTTTGAACGAGAATACGCAAAGAATCTTGAGAACATTAAGAAGTTTATCTCTTCTAACAGCGTTAGCATGATATTCGAAGTTGTAAGTCCGAAAGATAGACATATACTGGACTATAGCGACGAAAGTAAATGCTTCTTACTGGATATCGTCTATAATAAAATAGATGTAGAGAAATTTGAATATCTTAAACTTCAGAAAATCGCGAAGAAATTTGGGCTTCCTTGGAAACATACATACGGACAGTTTAATCCAATTGCCAAGGAAGCCTTTTTTGATGCGCTTGAAAAGCATGCAATAGAATATCCTTGTCAGTGGCATGGAGAAGGCTGGGTGTTCGAAGACGCGCGCGGGTTTCAATTTAAACAGAAGACGAACTTCTATAAATTCTGGAAGATGGTTCGCGGATGTATGAAGCAAGAGAATCTTCCTCTGGAACCTCCGCTCGGGATGTTCCGAGAAGAGATACATGATAAGATTCGAGAAGACTATAAGATGGTTCGAGAATATCTGTTAGCAAGAAAAGAAAGTGGAGTTATCTACGATGATGTAGTCTTGTTGCGACGAGATTTACAGAAACGCATGTATGCTCCACACCACTGGCCAATAGTCCCAGAAAAGAGGAACGATGTTTAAAAGAAACATATTCAAACCTTTTGAAGATACTTACGTGAAGGGAGCTTTTAGAGAGCTGAATAAAGCTCTCGCGAAAGACGGGTATCCCCTTCTTGTACAGAATCTTAGTCCTAATGTGATGGATGCGCTCGTAACTATCGGGCGCGATTATCACAACAGGGAGAATATCAAAGAAGAAATAGATTTAGAACGACCATTTTGATTGGAGGAGTACGACGATGGGCGTACGAGAGGACGGCGAAAAAGTTATACAACAACTTCAGGAGTTTTATGACCTCCTGAATGGAGCGGAAGAACGGCACACGAAACTGATTGACCTGGTTAAAGAGTATGAAGGCATTACGTTAGATATGCTTCATGAGCTTGAAGCAGGATCGTTTCAGAGAACCGAAGGGCATCGGCGCGCGAAAGCTTTAAGAGAGGTTCGTCTAAAGAGGCGGACAGCGAAAGATACAATGATGTTATTCGAGCCTCTGAAGAACTTCTCGAAGAAGAACATTCCTTTGAAAGCTGAATTGCTTCGGTGCATCTCAGATATGAAAGCGTATTTAAAGGAAATGGATGAGCGCTTTTATATTCCGAGAGCACAGGATAAGAAGAGTCCTATTTCAGGACAGCATTTCGAAATCGAAGAAAAAGATATCTCAAAAGACTTGGCGAACGTGAAAAAGAAACGAGGACGGTAGTATGTACTATCCTTTACATGTTCATTCTTCTATAGGTTCTATAGGAGATAGTATACTTGATATTCCGAAGTATTTAGATAAATTACAGAGTATGGGTATAGGCGCGGCCGCGCTAACTGACCATGGAAGTATGGCTGGTTTGTATCGTCTCGCAGAAGAATGCGAGAAACGCGGTATGAAGCCTATATATGGCTGTGAAGTCTATACTTGTGAAGACATTTTGATAAAAGATAAAACTCGATATCATCTTCTGTTGTTAGCTAAAACGGATGAAGGCCTTCGGAACCTGTTCAGATTGCAGAATCTGGGCGCCACCGAAGGCTTTTATTATAAACCCCGTGTTGACTGGAAGATGATGAAAGAATATGGGCGCGGCATTATCTGTTTAACAGCTTGTGTAGCTGGAGAAATCCCGAAGAAGATTATCTCAGGAGATATAGAAGGAGTAGTAGAGACTTATAATAAGTTGATAGACTGCTTTGACGATGTCTGCCTGGAAATTCAGCCGGGAAATTTCGACGAACAAAAACAAGTTAATGCCGCGCTCGTCGCTCTTTCTAAACAATGTAATATTCCGTTGGTCGTAACGAACGATATTCACTATCTAGATAAAGAGGATTATCTTGTTCATGACTATCACGTTAAACTTTCTAGAAAATCTAGTGAAGAGGCACTCATCTATCCTGATACATGTTATTTCGTTAACACTGGAAACCAAATTGTGTCGCAACTTAATTATCTTCCGACCAATGCTGTACTTCAAGCTCTTAAGAATACGGAGAGAATTGTTAAAGACATCGAAGCACATTTAGAAATCGGTCTTAACATGCCTAAATTCTGTGATAACGAAGATGAAGTTCTAGAATTAACGTGTCTCAATGCTCTTGAGGAATACAATACTTCCGAAGAATATCGTATGAGACTTCAGAGAGAACTTAACGTTATTAGAGAAAAAGGTTTTAGTGGATATTTTCTTATCGTACAAGATTATATTAATTTTGCGAGAGAGAATGATATCCCTATAGGACCAGGAAGAGGGTCCGGTGCGGGCAGTCTAGTGAGTTTTCTTTTAGGTATATCACAGGCTGACCCGATTAAATATGGACTCCTCTTTGAAAGGTTCTTAGACCCGGCAAGAGCTGCAGTGCCAGATATTGATGTAGACATGAGTCCTTCCGGAAGAGATAGGATTTTCGAATACGTTAAAGAGAAATATGGCTCCGACTGTTGTGCGCTAGTTTCTACGATAGCGTATAGAAAAGCAAAGGGGGCAGTACATGATGCGGCGCGCTTTCTTGGCCTTCCTGCTAAAGAAGGAAACGAAATCGCGAAACTCATACCAAGCGTCTACTACGGTGAAGATAACGAAAAGACAGTCGACATGTCTATCTCTGAAGCAAGAGAAAAAATTGGAGAGCTTAAGAACATTAATCAAAAAGTTCTCGATATCGCAGAAAAACTTGAAGGACTCCCCGTCTCTAGTGGTATTCATGCAGCTGGTATAATTATTTCTCCTCATAGTTTACTGGATAGAATCCCGCTTATTAAAAGTAACAAGGAAGGCATTCTCGCGACGGCGTTGAATCTCGCTGATGCCGAGAAGAGTTATGTTAAGTTTGACTTCCTTTCCTTAGCCAACTTAGATGTTATTGCTCAAACAGAAAAAGACTGCGAAATCAAGATAGACTATCGGAATATGGATTATTCTGATGATAAGGTTTGGTCACTTATCGGCTCCGAGAATACGACAGGATTGTTTCAGGTTGGTTCATATACGTATAAGAAGCGTATGCCAAGATTAAAGCCGAAGAGTTTGCTAGAGTTGGCTACTTGTCTGGCGTTGGTTCGCGGTCCGTCTATCGCGGCAAAAACTGATGAGAAGTATATGCGTATCCTAGAGAAGAAAGATAACGTAAAAAGTATCCATGAAATCTATGATGACATTATGAAGGACACTCTCGGAGTTCTTGTCTTCCAAGAACAGACTATGAAATTAGCTGTAGGCTATGGCCTTAGTTTGTCTGATGGATACGCTATCGTTAAAGCTTGCGCGAAGAAGAAAGTAGAACTAGTTCATTCTTATAGAGAGAGATTCATAGAGTCTGCTCTTAAGAAGGGCTGCCCTGAGGCGGCCGCCAATTCTATCTTCGACCTTATCGAAGCTTCGTCTCTCTATTCCTTCAATCAATCTCATGCTCTTTCTTACGCTATGATAACGTACGCTACTACATGGCTCAAAGTGTATCATACTAAAGAATTCATGAAGAACGTTTTGTCCAACGCATATGAAAGAGATAAAGAAGACGAATATTCTTCTATTATAAAGGATTGTACTTCAGCAGGAATAGAATTCCTGCCGCCAGATATAAGACATTCTAAAAAGAGTTTTGTTATAGAACAAGAAAAGATAAGGTTGGGTTTCGTAGCCAAAGGAATTGGCGACAAAGCTATTGATGTTTTAGTCGGCGCTGAAGTTAGTTCTTGGGAAGACTTCTTATCTGTTGTAGAAAATAACGGAAGAGTTTTAAATAAGAAGGTCGTCACAAGCTTAATCTTCGCAGGTTATCTCAATTGCTTTGGAGAGAATAGAGTAGAGCTCTATCAGAAGTATCTCAATTGGCGTAAAGAAAAAGATGAAATTCCGGAGACAATTAAGATAAGTTCTAAAATAGAAGTGCATCCAAATAAGGATAGTAAATCGGATTTGGAAAGATTATTTTTTGGCGCAAAATACGTCTTGACAAATTGAGCGCGATGCGATATAATACTTTCAGGTGGTGAGAGATTGTATAAAAGAAAGAAGAAAGAGCCAAGAACTGTACCTTTTGGATTTCGACTTTCTGAAAGCGAAGCGGAACAACTTGAAAGAATAGCAGATGAGCTAGAGCTTTCAAAAACAAAAGTTGTAGTTCGCGGAATTCGTTATGTTGAGAAACTAGATATTTTAAATAAGGAGAAATAATCGTGCAAAACGAAATGACAGTATTCAACAAAGAAGGATTTGGAGAGGTTCGCAGTATAACTATTGATAACGAACCTTGGTTTGTTGGCAAAGATGTTGCTACAGCTCTTGGTTATAAAAACACAAAAGATGCTCTTGCTAAACATGTTGAAGATTATGAGAAAAAAGATGGGGGCGCAATTCGCGACCCCATCGGGAGAGAA